ACATGTGGACGAAGAATGCGAAGTGGGCTACCTGAGTTGTCCTCTGGGATCGTGAGAACACAAGCCACGCCGCTCGAAGGAGCCGATGTGAGTGCCTTGTTGAGGGTGATCGAGGTGCTATCACTCGTTACAACGGTACGAACTTCTGAACCTACGGTCGCCTTCATACCAGCGAGTGCGCCGATGTTGGGAGGTGAGCCGAGGAAGTCAGGCTTAATGACCTGAGCTGTTGAGCCCGTAGCGGTCAAGCCTGAGAACATGGTGCGCTCACGAAGTGTTGCACCAAGCTTGCGGATGAGAACTACCAAAGCATCAGCAGCAAGACGGATCTTGCCGTAGGGGTCGCCTGGAGGCTGAACATTGATCGCCTTACCGTCTGTGATAGCCAGAAGGTCGTTGGCAATGATTCCGCCGATGATATTGTAAGTGTCTGTCGCAACAATCGCTGCGGGCATAGCTGAATCAAGGGTCAGCGTAGTTGTCGTGTTCGCGATGATTCTGCGAACTTGACCGATGTTTCCGGCAGTTCCGGTAACCATGCGAACATAGTTTCCGACTTGCTGGCCAGCTACGAACGTTGCTGCACCATCAACGATTTGAGTCGCTGAGCTGCCTGAGAGCGCTGTAAGAGGCGTCGATGTCGTGAGGGCATCTTGGAGAAGGCGAAGAACGTTCGCCATATCAATGGCCGAAAGTCCGTTCGCTGCACCTCCACGAAGGTTTGAGCCGAGATCTGGACCAACCGTAAGGAAGGTCTGAACTCCGGTAATGTATGTGCTAACTGAAGCGGGCAAAGCGGGCATGTTATCGAATTCTCCTAATAATTATCTAAAGAGTGAAAGTGATCAGGCGGCCTGACGAGCCAGGTCCAGATTCATGATTACGACAGCGAAGTTGATGGAAGGGACCGGGAAGATGCCAACGTTGATCTCAAGCACGTCTCCAACCGAGGTGACGATAAGATCGTGATATGCCTTGATTTGTCGACCAGTGATGGGGTCAATAGAGTCCACAATGATAGACTCTGAGCGGTAGCCTTCGTACAAAGTGGCAAGAGCGTTTTTAACCGAAGCAATGGTCGCTGGGGTGGCTTTTTGGCCAATGAAGCGCTCTTCGATGAGGTTAATCGTTCCTTGTGCAACAAATCGAACTACGTCACGAACACTGCCGTCCGTGAATGCAAGATTATCATCTTGAACGTAGGTCGTGTTATCACGATTCCAACGCGTCCCCTTACCTGGGACGTTCTCAGCAAAGAGACAGCCGTTGAGGATGAGATCCGCAGCGTCTGTCACGTCAGCTGGATTCCATGTAGAACTCTGGGTGACTCCCGATGTGCGGAGATACTTATTGGTGAGAGCCGTGCCTACTTCAATGGCGCCAAGACGCATTGAGGCGGCAAAAACGGCCATCTGCTTAGGCGAGTACTCTACAAGCTCACCAGAAACGTTGAGAGCTGTTGGGCTCTGTGAGACCAACTGGATGTCAGTGTCATTGATACTGTTGGCAGCAGCGATAAACTGTGCTTTCGTACCAACGAAACCCATCACTCCTCCACGCCACAAACCTACCGTTGTGCGGCCTGCAATCACATTATCAAGGAGTTGCTGCGAAATTGCTGCCCATGAGATCGTACCTGAGCCATTGACGATGTCTTGGTCAATAAGTGGGACAATCTGGTCAACTGAGCGCGTAAGCATGGCATTGAGGCCTGCCTGGAACTGCGAGTTAGTCGAATCTCCCAAGACAGCGCCGTACATCTGAAGACCTTGGAAGTCAGCTGGAACAGCTGAGACGTTGATCTTTGCACCATCAAGAGCAAATGTAGACGCACGAGTAGCAACTAGGTAGGCAGAGTTGGCGTTCGTCCATGAAACAATGTCTGCTACATCCTGCTTGAACCCAGTCGTAGAGATAGACGTTGATGCTTGGATGTTTACATCGTCCGTTGTGTCTACTTTGAAATCAAAGTCTTTAACCATCGTGGAATCTGGATTGATACCATTTGGTACGGTGACCTGATAGTTTGAGTTAGCGGTGATGGCTCCAACAAGCTGGCGAAGTGTCATGCTTGCTGGTGTTGCAATGGAGAGATTGTCTCCAGTAACTCCGGTGATAGAGGTTACAAAGAACGTAGGAGCGCCACTTGCGCCCGAGAACGATCCTACTGCGGAAGTAACGTTGAGGATACCTACTGGGTTACCTGTTACGGGTGCTGCAGGTAGTGCCGGACTAACCGTCAATACCGAGGCCGTATTGGCAGTGATGATTGTAAATGTGTCTACACCACCAGTGGTAACTCGTACTGTCTTGCCCACATGAGCGCTGGGTGTGAGGCCTCCGGTCGTGAGATTAATGGAAGTTGCGGTAGACGAGGCGGCTACAGTGTCCGAAATCGTAGGAGATCCGCCCTTGTACCCAACCTTGAATCTGATGGTGTTTCCAAGTGATGGAGATACCTGCGATTGACCATTCTGCGTTGCAGTCAGTTCGTATGACCCATCGCCATTTTGGTCCAGGTCAACCGTAATCGAATTGGCATTAAGTCCGTAATTGAAGGACTTAAAGTCGATGACATTCGGATAAATCATCACTGGGCTCGTCGCGATGGGCGCGATCGGAAGCGCAGGGGTAATCGTGAGAGTGCTGCTCACGCCAATCGTGTTCGCTGTGACTCTGCGGGTGAAAGTCTGTGACAACGAAGCGATCGTGATGCGCACAGTGTAACCAACGAGGCTATTGGCAGTGACTGGCGCAGCAAGGTTCGTGGTAAGCACTACGCTCGTAGTTGACGAACCTGCTGCTGCGGTGTTGTTTGAAATGAGCGCGCCAGCCGTGGCGGAGTATTGATACTCGTTAAGAACCGACTGGGTGCTCTGATTCGTCTTGTAGATTACTACTTCTGAGGGTACACCTGGAATGTTAGCGTCTGCTGAAGCGTTAAACGCAATTCGAATTGCGTCCGGTAGGTCTCCAGTTCCATACAGGGTGGAGGCCTTAGCAGCATCCCTTACTGAAACAAGTCCTGAAACAGAGCCTGGAGCGCCTCCAGTGGATTCTCCAATGAGACCCAAAACTCTACCTTGTGATGGGAGCTGAAGGAGGTTCTCCGCGTTTACGTGAAGAATAGTTCCAAGGCCTACTTTGGTAATGCCAAAACGTGTAATCGTGCGTGCCATTTAAATCTCGGACTCCAATCAGTAGGTGGAAAAAAGCTTATCCCAGTCTTCTAGGGATTTTGGTTCTGCTGCACCGCCAGCGAAAGCTTTAAGGCCTCGACGGTTCTGGGTAGGGATTGCTCGGCGAGCTGCCCACTGTTCAAACGAAATTCTACGAGCAAACACTTCAGCTACTGCAGGCTCAGGCACTGCAGGGACATCGACAGCCTCGACTTCGAAGGCTTGGTCTTGTGCGTTCTTTGGATCGTTTTTTGCCATAAGGTTATTCTAGCGGAATCTCGAACTCTACGACAGCATCTTTTGGTGTGATTGGTGTGTAGGGATCGTGTGGAATCATGCGAAGGATTAACTTACTAGCTGCTTCAAACTCTTGTAGGAAGTGGAACGGGTAAGTGAAGGAAAGAGTCAAAACTCTTTGGTAAATCTCATCAGGAACAAAGTCTGCTCTAGGAGCTAGGTCTGAACCTGTCATCTTTAGATTGATGATGCCTTGGTCTTCAAGTAAGGTTTTCTGAGCGTAAAGTATTGCCTTTGTAACTGCATACAAGCACAACACTTCTTCTTGAGACCCACCTAGGATCTCAAGCTGATATTGTACCTCATAGTTTGAGCCCACGCGACGGATATTTCTTGACGTCTGGTTGAACACTTTAGACGGCTCGCCTAGCGCTAGACCTTGTGCTTGCCCGGCCCTAATAAGGAATCTAGTAGTGACATCTGGGACTGGATTGAACGGTTCGCTTACCGTAAGGAAGGTTGCGTACAATTCTTTGATGTCCCTAATTTGCCCCTTACCTGTACCATCTACAAGAACAACTTTGTAGGGCCTAAGCTCGCGCCCGCCGTAAAGTGTGTTGATCTCCGGTACTGGGTCAAACTCTAGGTAAGACTCGGTGGCATCCATTACCTGTACCTGTCCTGTAACGTCCTTGGGCTGTCCTCTCAAATCCGAAGTTGTACCTACACTGCCTCCTAAGAGGCTAAATGATAGGTCCTCATCGATCATGCTAGGATCCCCACCCGTACCCATCACGTCACCAAGAAAAGATGCTCCTTCGGTCTCGTTCTTAAGTAGCAGAACTATCCCTGGAACCTTCGGTTGGGTTCTCGGATAATTCAGAGAAAAGTCGATCTTCTTATTGAGGATGAAGTTCTTGTACTCAGCCTGGTTCAGCTGAGGAAGATTCTTGAACAGCGCATCAAGAATACGGGTGTCCTTTCTAACGGCTTCAAAACCGTTAATAAAGGCAACCTGTAAGATGTACTCTGGGATAACTGACATTAGGGCTTGATGCCTTCGATAAGAGCTTTAACTCGTTCAGGAATTAGAACGGTGTTGGTGTATGCAATAACGTCTTTACTGAGCTTGACTCCGACCTTGTTTGGCCCCGCTGGGTGGGTTCTGTAATCGCCCCACATCCATCCAGCACTGTCAGGTGTAAGTGTAACCCATTTAGTAGTTGAAGACCTTGGATTGAAATCAACAACCCTGTTTACGTTAAGAGGTACAAACTTATAGGGCTTGCCGTCCTTGGTCATTCTGGGGTTTTTAAGAAGTCCGGTCTTCATGTCAAACTTATCTTTACCAGTCTCAATACGCTGTGCAGTAACATCGTTTAGAAACACGTCCCACGACAACGCACTTGCCCCTTGTTCCGCTACAATAGACCGTACATAGAGATTCCTAGATGCCCGAAGCTTCTGTCCTGCCAGCGTTTTCCAGTAGCTACGAACGCTCATAGCAAGCTCGTACATGAAGCGCTTTGCAGACTCGCCAGAAGCACCTGAGGATATCTTGCGCAACCAAGCCTCAGGAAGCTTTACCTGAATAGCCGTTGCATTGGTTCTGGATGCCCCTCTTATCATAGAGAACGTCTGCTCGTGAAGGCTTTCTGATCAGCTGTGCGTAGCTCTGGCGTGGCCTTGTTGAACTCGTTAATGAAGATGATGTGCTTCTTTTTGAGCACGACTCGATCCCCAAGGCTTCGGCCCCGGTCAGATCTAGACATGGGGGAAACATACACAGACCACTCTAGAAACGCGGTGTACTTGATCGTATAGAAGATTCCGACGTCTGGGCCTCTGGCTCCATTCCAGATGATCTTGTTCTGTTTCAGTGTGAAATCTACGTTCTGATCGTAGATCACTCCATTTTGATCTTCGCACCAAATAGAACACTCTGAGTTGTACCAAAGGCGATCTTCTTGAGGTAGAAGATCTGTCTCTACTAGTCGATTGGCGTCGAGCGTATGCGCACCTCTTAGGATGATCTGCCCTTCATCGACCGTGTCCGCCTTAGTAAAGGTGATTTTATCTAGGTCGCCGACCACTCCTGCATCAAGAGCAGGAGAAAATGTGCAATCACCCGGAAGTGCATAACCAGCGTCGATGAGCCTACGATTACCAGGGTGAACGCCAGTGATAAGCCCGACAATACATCTCGCATTACGGTAAATAAATCCGTCACCATGGCAAGATCTGCAGTCCATTCGCCTGATGCGTGCTGGGGTCCCATCCTTAAGAATGATCGAAGCATAGGTATCCTCTGCACGACATGTACACGCGATCGCAATCTCGTGCACGACCGTGTCTCCGCGATCGTAAACGAACTGCTCAAGATCTATAAAATTCCAGTCAACGCCACTCACGAGTTACACCACTGCCCAGAAGGCCCCTGCGTAATTGGCTTTGAGCTTTGGTTCATTCTCTTTGAGCCAGTCCATGTACCCCTGAATTATCTGTCCATACGGCCCATATTTCTGGCCACTTAGATATGACGAGCTTTGAGACACACCATCTCTGCTGAGGGACGAGCTGCCGAAGCCGGGGCGGAATGCTAGTCCTAGAGCTAGAAGGGCGCTGACCGCTGTCTTCTTGCCAATGTAGTCTCTGAGATCAGCGGTACAGTCCCTGATACCTACGACCATGTCATAGTTCCAGAAGTTGGGGATCTCTGCTGCGCCTCTAAGTGCGTTGGACCAAACCAGACCAAGATAGTTGAAGGCTACTGCTTGATTAAACGGTACCAACTGGATGAGGCCGCCTGTGCGTGATTCCTCCACCCAGTCCAAATCAATATCGATAACGCGAACATTTGAGATGGCTCCAAAAAGGTTGTCTACACGCAAGATCTGATGAAACGGCGTCCAGATCTGGACCCATGTTTCCCACTTAGGATAGTAAGTCAGAGGCTGTCTAACTACATCCCAGTCAGTATCAATGAACAAAGGGGTAGGGGCATTCATACCCGCAGCAAACTGAATAGTTGTAGGGTCTACTGTGCTTGTTACTCTCGTAGGCTCAAGATAGATGCACAGCCAGTCGTTCTCCATGTAGGAAACGGTCTCGTCCAAGTATCTAGCAATTGTGTCATCGCTGATCATCTTGTAGTCAACGAGGACACCTTCTACGACGCTATGCGTCGGGAGTAGCGACAGGTCAGTAATACGTACCTTGATGTAGGATGACGTAGAGACCCCTCCGATGACGCTGCATCCAGCACCTCTCCCGTTGGCTCCGCTTTGGAGAATATAGTCTCCTGGAGCTGTGATAGGGACTACAGGCCCTCCGTTCCAGGAAAGTGACCCGACTCCGTTGTCGTAGGTGTACGCCAAGCTGTTGAATCCCAGTTGGCTGTTTCCAGATACTTCGAGGATTTCGACACCAGTGATCTGCTGAAGAGGGTTGTTCACGAACTTTATGTCAGTGGACCTAAGCGTTAGACCAAATAGGTAGTCTTGTTTGAACGCTGCGATCGTGACAATACGTACTGCAAAGTTTATGCCATCGACTACTACAGGGTCTATACCCCCTGCAAAAGTGAGGGGTCCCTCAGCTGTGATGCTGCCTGAGCCGTTGCCAGTATAGGCCGCAATGACGTCTCGGCCTGCCTGGTTGATGACTGACGATACGAGCACAGCCTGATTGTCTAGGGCGATTGGTACGCCGCTTGATACTGCCAAATTGACTTTGATGTCTGTACCAGTAATCACCACACCAAGTGGGTGGTCTCCAGACCTGACCACTGATTCGACTGTCCAGGAATTGCCAGCAACTCCTACGTCCGCTACAACCAGGTTGACGGTCCCGTCAGCTCCTGAGCCGAGACTTTGCTCAGCATTAGCTCCAGGATATTGAGCCTGTACGAAGTACTCTCCGTGGCGAACTTGATTGATGTAGTCCTGGTCTACTATGTTAGGCAAGTCAAACACAACGGACGTTGTCACGGGGGCTGTGCCCGTGATGTACACAGTCTGCGAAGCTACCACCTGGTCTCTACGACGCCGAGCTTTAATGAGTGAAACCACGATGGGCACATTCGAATACGGTGATCCGCCTGTGGCCGTGACAGTAGCTGTGATCTTATCTCGTCCGCGTTCGTATCTAGAGAATTCAGTGGCCGAAACAGTGACGACAAGGGCTGTTGGTGTACCCATTGATTACCTCAGACGATGTCAAAAAGGTTAGCTGAGGATGATGGGACGGTGAGATCCCTTTTATAGTTCATGACTGGGATAAACACCTGGACAGTTACGCCTGCAATAAGTGGCAACGTGAAGTAACCATTGGCGTCTGTCTTTACGCTTACGATGCCCGTAGCGATGCCTAGACCTTCGCTACCTGGATGCAGCACAGTTGGGTTACCCAAAACTTTAGCTACTACTGAGGCTCCAAGCAGTGGGAGTGCGTCAGGACCAAATACGAAGCCAAACAAATTGACCGTGGCCGGAGCTGGAGTTGTTACTGGTACAATTGAGGCAGGAACCGCTACCTGGGCAGAGATTACATTTCCTTGGATTGTGGCTCCGCTAACAAGAATGTCGAGGGAGCCCAGAGTGCCTGTGTCTCCTGTAGTGAGAACTAAGTTATAGAACCCATCGCTATATTCGATGAAGTTCATCGATGTGAGCGTTTTTACTACAGGCGAGCCACTAGCCTTACGAAGCTGCACTACTACGTCTGAGAAGGTTAGACCTAGGGCAGGGCCGCCTGCAGCTGCCTCAAGATAGAGAGTGGTGGAGGCTACAGTCGATTGCAGGAAGATTGGGGACGCCATATGCACCAAGGGCCGAAAGCATGAAGTATGCCTCGGCCCTTGGATTATAACGTAGAACTAGTCTTTACGAAATCAGAAGTTCGAGTCCTTCGTCATCGTCTCTTCGCCCTGTGTGACGCCGAGTCTGACGTTTGGACTTGGCTTGATGCCAAGGATAGGGCGACCCGTGCTTACGATGTTTGCCGTAGCAGCAGGGTTACTGTCTTTACCTACCGCGATACCCGCCGACCACGCCTGAAGCACTTGTGCTGCTGTGGCGCCTGCAGTGATCGAGGCACCAGCAGTCTCAAGCATGAGGATGAGGGTGTTCACATTAGCAATGAGGTTATTAACTTGAACGCTACCGAGGTCACTAACAATTACAGTACAACGAGCCATGTCTATATCTCCTAATTATCTATTAATCTTCTTTGGACGGCCACGACCTCTTTTAACGGGGGCCGCTTTACTAGGAGCTGAGACCATCTCTGGCTCCACAATGGGGTCTTCCTCGTCCTCAAGTTCGTCATTGAACTCGCCTGGAGCAAGGGAGTCTTGTTCGGCTGTAAACTCAATCACAGCCTTCAACGCTTCAATCTCTTCTGCACTCACAACCGGAAGAGAAACCTCCTCTGTGGGAGAAGCTGGAGCATTCATAGCTGCAAGCTCTTCAGCGCTCGGCTCAGACACGATGATGAGGCGGTTAGGGCGCAGTGCCATCTCTTGGTCAAGAGCCTCTCTGTGACCAACTGGGCAGTGGGCAATGCCCTGTTCATTGAAGTGCAGGGCTACCAAGCCTCCTGCAATGAGATGAGACTGATTCCGAAGACTGTTACTTTTGACAACGATTTCGTGCATTACGATGGTATTTACTTTGGGTTGTGGAGCCAGGAACTTTAGAGCGTTCACAGACTCAGAAAACTTGTGGGATGGAGTGGCTTTTGCTGCATCTTTCTCAGACATTGTACTTGTACTTGCACACGAAGAACAAACTATGGGCTCTGAGGTTGGCGCAATAAACAGTTCCTTCTTACATACTTTACACAGATTTGACAATGTGTTTCACCGAGATCTTAGCATAGTGAGGATCCAGAGTCATCTAGATCTCACTCTTATGTTTTAGCTCTTTAAACGTTACGCCTGGCGTTTCACCACTAAACGAGATGACGGTTTCCCACTCATCCATATCTAGTGCAGGAAAAACTACATCGCCCTCAGGTGCCTGATCCACTTCGGTGAGCATGATCCCGCGAGCACGAGGCATAGCCTCTTCATACAAGGAGGCGCCCCCAATGACATACATTGGAAGATGGCCATAGTCCAAGCCAGACCGAATGGCTTCGTCTAGGCTCCTGACCACTGTGACGCCTGGGGTCTCTTCCATAGTAGTTGAAACCACTATGTTGTGACGGTCAGGTAAAGGCTTCCCAATGGACTCGTAGGTCTTCCTGCCCATGATGACGGGGTGACCCTGGGTGATGCGTCTAAAACGCTTCAGATCCTCAGGCAGGTGCCACGGCAAGGCTCCCTTGTTACCAATCACTCGATTGGAGGCTACAGCTGCGATAAGCATAAGATGCGTTCTGTTCATTCGTGTTTGTTTCGCTTACGGATGTTATCCGCTGCTGAAAGGTGCTGAAGATTGGCCGGGCAGTGGAGGCCGGAGACTGTATCACCATTCAATGGAAGAATGTGATCAACGTGATAGCCCTCAGGACAAGTCTTGTAGATCTCTTCCATAGCCTTGAGGTCTTCGAGGGTCAGCCACTTGGGAGTGCGCTGTAGCTGCATAGCCTTACGCTCTGCCTGCTTGGCGTTGTAGTAGCCACGATTCTCCTCTTTGTATTTCTTGTTGTACTCACGATGTTTTTCAGGGTTCTCATCTCTCCAAGCCTGAGCTTTGGCTCTAAATTCACCTGGATTCTCAGCGTAAGCCTTGTTCTTGCGTTCCCGATTCTTGGCTTGCGATTCTTCGATGTTGGAATAGTAGTTAGTCTTCATGTGAGCGTTATGGCACGGAGTACACCACGCCATGAGTCCGTCGCTATTTCTAGTGTCTGCATAGAATTCTGATGCAGCCTTTATCGTACTGCACTTGGTGCAGGTCTTCGATGTAACGGAAACTTGGTTCTTGGTCTCTCTCCGGGTCTTGTTCACACAGTCCTTACAGACGTTGCGAATGACTTTGGTGCCGTTCTTCACCGACGATCTAAACGCGTCTGTGCTCTTCGTTACAGCGCACTCGGTGCACGTCTTTTCTATTGGGGACGGAGCTTTGGGCTTTGGAGGATGCTGCTCTTTGTAACGGCTACTATTAGCCTCAATAACGCACTCCTTACAGTGAGAGTCGTATCTATCTGAATGGAACGAGCCTTTCTGTCTCTCTGCTTCTCTAGTGTGAAAGTAGAAATCGGTCAGGTCTTTTTTGATTTTGCACTTGGTGCAGAATTTTTGCTGTGTGGTCATGCCATGAACATAAACCGGAACGGCTCAATGTCAATACGGTGATGTGCTTTTATTTTGCACCAAGAAAATGGGTGCGCCATAACGAAGAAGGGGAACCAGTTTCCCGGTTCCCCTAACTTGTTGTTTTAACTAGCTAATCTAGTTCAAGGCGTTGGGAGCGATCCCAAATTAATGTACCTTAGCCACTTCTTCGGGGCGAAGAGAATAGGAGCTCCGTACAAAAGGATCATCCAACGATATGCTGGACCAAGCACGGCAAGGTCGAGCTTCATGAGAGGCATCAACTGACGGAACGTAAGAACCGATGGCGTAAGCTCGCCCAAGTAAGCCTTCGACGTGAATGGAAGGTACAAGTTGACGTCGTTGAATACCGTGGTGCCCGAAGCCGCTTGTGACGACACTGGAACCTGCGAGATCAGCGAGTACTGAGCCAACGAACCTGGAACCGCGTTCACAACGCCAAGCAGGCAGAGCGGTAGATGCGGATGAACTCTGGAGCGTAAGCGCCAATGATCGATGGGTTCGTGATCGTAAGAGGGAGGTAGTTGCCTGCATCCTTCTGGACCTGCGTAAGAGCCGTTGCGCCGCCAGCGAAAGCTGTAGGAGCCGACTCGCCGAAGCGGTTGTTCGAGGTAACAACATACGCGAAGTACGTTGTGCCCGATGGAGCGCCCTTGTCGTGATCGCCTGTCGTGCCCGTTGGCGAACCAACTGCAACCGACGCTGGGGTTGCTGGAGCGTTGGCGCTCGTAGCAACTGCGCTTGGCGATGGAGCCATACGCACGAAGATGTCTGGGTTAAGCTGAACGCCGCCTGCTTGCGTCATCATCGAGTCGATCGAGAGACCAACTTGACCGTTGACTGGAGCTGGCATCTGGATGCGCTCACGTGGGTAGAACGTCTTGGTGAGATCCGACGACGCCTTCGTGTTAAGGAAGAGGTCCGTAGGAACGCCGTAAGCTTCAACGATTTGGTTCGTACCAGCTTCGATAGCCGCTTCCGTCAAGGTCTGACCTTCCATGTCGATCGTCGACGTTGGGTCGATGAACGCATCAAGGCCGTTCCACTGTGCGCCCTCGCCCGAGAAGGCAAGGCTTGCATCACCCTCGAACAGGTTGCGCTCGATCTGGCGAAGAAGCCAGAGGATGCCCGTCTGATTCGAGAGAGCGATAAGATCACCCGAGGCTGGGTGAACGAGTGTCGCCTGGTGCGTGACTTCACGAACCGTGCCCATGTACTTCATGAGCTGCGTGCGACGAATGTAGCTCGCGTCCGTCGATTGAGGCAACTCGCCCTCAAGAACGAAAGGCGAAGCCTCACCGCCGTAGTCCGTCAGCTGGTTGTACTCTTCAACCGTCGAGAACGCAGGGCTCTTTGGAATCTTCTTCCAAAACTTGATCTGGTTCGACGTGTAGGTGAGTACCTTGAGTGACGCTTCGAGCGACTCAACGCGAAGAGCGCTGCCGCCCGTTGCGCCTGGACCCGTTTGATAGCCCGCTTCAAGAGCCTTGGTAAGCTCCGCGAGACCCTGATCCGTTACTGATCCGTACGTAGTATCGGATGCTTGAAATGCATTTAGACCGAAAGCCATAATCTATTATCTCCTTATATTTTCTTTAGATTTCAGCGTCCGGCGCGGAAATTCTGAACACGTTTCATGATCTCATCCGAGGCGCGCTTCGTCGTATCGACGTGAACGACCTCTTCTGGACGAGCAAGACCCTTG